CTGACTCACTGGGATTAACGACCGCGCAGTTACAGAAAGCTCTTGAGCAAGGTGAGATTAAAAGCGCAGACTTTGTCAAGAAGTTTGGTAAATTCATGCTGCAATATAAGGAAGACGCAAAGATTATTGCCAAGTCACCTGCTGAAGCAGGAGCGCGGCTGAAGACAGCGATGGATAAATTGCTAGTGAGCTTAGGACCAGTGTTTGCTTCCATGGGTGCAGCCTTCCAAGACTTTGCAACGTTTGCTATTAACTCTCTAATACCACTGGCAAATTTTTTAAATAATATGTTTGCCAAGATTAGTGAGGCACCTATTGCAATAGCGAAAGCCCAAAGAAATGAGGCGTTACAGGAATTTAGGAGAGCAGATGCTGACGATTGGGATTTTGATTTACGGGAAGAGAATCTTGCCAGAGCAGTAGCAAACGTAAACAGTAAATTGGCTGAACGGGATGCGTTAGAGGCAGCTCTTCAACGTAGATCTAAACGTCAGACGCAGGCTGATTTACCAAATACCAATGATCCTAAACCTACGAAAGCTGGGGGAGGCAGTAAGTCCGGCCCATCTGATACCACTGCTCAGACGCGGGTAGAGATCCAAATGCAGCAAGAGCTGCTTCGTATAGAGCGTGAAAGATTTGATCTTGTCGGCAAGGAAGCTTCCCTAGAAGACTTTGACCTGCAGAGACAGCAGTTAAAAGCCGGATTAGCTGCAAATCTACAAAAGATCGATCAAGACAACATCACTGCTGCAAGCAAGATTGCAGAGAAAGAGCTTGAGCGTCTTAAGTATTCAACCGACTTACAGGCAATTAAGAATGCAGAGAAGGAGTTTACGATCGAGCAGACTAAAGCGTTTGAGGAGCAGGTCTTAGAGCTACAAAACGCCATCGCGTTAGAGAGTGCAATAACAGATGAGATGAAGCGCCAGACAGAGCTGAAGATAGCTCTTGCTGATATTGACAGATCTGGATTAAGTGATGAACGCAAGGACACTCTCAGAGCACTGACAGAATCCGTATTCCAAAAACGCACTGATAACGCCGACCCGCTTAACCAATACTTCAATCAACTCACAGAAAAAGTAAATGACACCAGAGGGCAGATAACACAACTAGCCCAGACCGTCGAATCAGAATTGGGTAGTGCCATATCAAATTCAATCACCGGTCTAATTGATGGCACGACGACCGTCGAAGAAGCCTTCTCACAAATGTTTGCCAACATCGGCAAAGCCTTTATTGACATGGCCGCGCAGATGCTGGCTCAGAAAGCAGTGTTGGCTCTACTTAGTGCTTTCGGACCAAGCCCTGCCCCCGCCGGTTTTGGTGGAGTTACAGGAGGCAGAGGTCCAGAATTCTTCGGTCCTGCCTTCGCTACAGGCGGCGTTATGGCACCTAATTCAATGGCGTTAGTTGGGGAGCATGGACCTGAGCTGGTTACAACTGGCAGCTCACCCAAGTACGTGACCAATGCCAGCCAGACCAATGCCTTGGCTAAGTACAGCCCAGGCGGTGGGGGTGGCGGCAATAGCGGACCTGTCACTGTGAATTACAACGGACCGCAACTGACGTTTGATGGAAACCAATACATCTCAAAAGATGCGTTGCCAGAAATTATCAACACGGCTGCCAAGCAAGGCGCGAAGCTAGGTGAAGCCAATACGTTTAAAGCAATGCGTAATCGTCGTTCAACTCGTCAATCCATCGGTATCTAATGGAACGCATCTGTCAGCTAGTAATTGCCAAAAGCCCAGACGGTAAGACGGATTTGCGCTACCAAAACTATGACCAAGAGCAAAGCATCAAGTACAACGGGCGCGACTACGAGTTTTTGCCTTTTTTGTATCAAGGCGCCACGCGCAACAAGGCAGGCGACAACATGGAGTCAACGCTTGTTTTTGCGGTAAATCAACTGGTCACAAGCTCACTGGCAGAGCACGTCGAAGACCGATACATCTACCGAGTGATAACAGCATCAGTAAAAGTCGATGACAAAAACATCGTTACTGTCAAAAAGAAAATTCAAGAAGACGTATGGCTTGCCACCTCGCTTGGTTACGACTCAACAGAGGTGGACTTATTGCTGAGTTCTGCCATTGATGCAGTGGGAGCCAACACCCCAAATCGATTCCTGACCAGTGATTTGGTTGGTGCGTTACCGGTCACCGGATCGATTAACACCGGCTGATGCAAGTCCTGCAATTAATCGGGATGAGCTACCGATTAGGTGCTGATCCAGAACGTCATGGCGCAGCGGACTGTTTGAGCCTTTCAAAAGCGGTTTTGGCGTCCTACGGGATAGAGACACCACCACCCCAGCGTGATTGGTATCGCCGTTTAAAACGCGGGGATACTTCTGTTTTTTGCGAAGAGCTGTCCCGCTGGGGCGAACAAACGACTTCACCTAGAATCGGTGCAGTGGGGTTGTGTCTTTCAAATAATGACGCAAAAGGACTGGCCACATATTGGGAGAACGGATGGATAGCGTTCGCGGGATCTCGGGTGAAATGGTCCCCTACCGGGGCATTACAAATAAGCGCGATTTACTGCCCACGGAATATGCGCTGATAGACCATCTGGGTCTGACGAGGGATGAATATTTTGAGTTTTTAGAGCAGTGCCATTACGCATCAACCGAACGCAGGGAGGGGTATGAGCTAGTCCCGGACATTGTCAATGATCCGGTCACGATCCTGGTCAATCTGGCAATTGGCATCGCGTTATCGGCGGTGTCTGCATTGCTGGCGCCTAAGCCATCACAGCAGCAGCAGAAAGAACGCAAAAACCTACAGACCGCAGATCAAAACGGACGCCAACAGTTCACTCCCTACGAGTCGTTTGGGACTGTCCAGGAACTAGCCAGGCTGGGGTCGATCATTCCATTGATTTACACAAATTATGGAGTGAGAGTCAGCGGCAAAATGCTGTGGTCTCATCTTCAATCACAGGGCAGCAGTCAGCAGTTACGGGCCATTGTGTTGTTTGGTAATGGCATTACAGGCGTACCAGATTTTGATGGCATCGCTATTGGAGACCAGCTTCTGAAAAATTACGGTGAAGGCCGTATGCGGGTTTATTACTCGGAGGGATATAAAAACAGCAGCATTCAAAAGCAAGGCTATGGACGGCTGCGAAACACCGATGAATATCCAGAGACCGACGAAGGTTCATGGGCTATTAAGTTGCCGAATGATCCTTTTAAAATTGAAAACGATAATGCGAAATATAAAGACGGTACGCCTAATTGGCTGGCAGGGTTAAGCGGTACTCGCAACGTTTCAACCAACGCAGAGTTTGGGTTGTTTTATCCGTTGTCAAACGGCCACGCTTATCAGTTGCCGTATGAATTGGTGCTAGTAGTTGACGGGAGTGGAAGTGACGCAAAGCAAGACGCTAGAACGAAAAAAAGTAAGATTAAAAGGAAATACAAAATTAACGCCAGCATCGTTGCAGCAGGTAATTACAAAGCACCGAATAATGGTGACACCCGTGAAGTCAAAGTTAACAAAGGCGATATTATTACTTATCGGATTAATTCTGATACTTTCTCAGAAGATGATTATGAGCCCTGGGGTTTGACTGATGTTAATAGCAGCATTAATTCCAGAAGAATTGAATTTGACGAAAAGCTGCAAATTGGCGAAGTGTTCCAGATTGGAACCACCCGCGCTGTTGTGGTGGATCGCCCTCGTGACTTATGGCGTGAGGGCAAAAGGCATGATTACCGATTGAAATCACTTGAAAGCGGGCTTATCCATCTTGCAGACACTGACGCAGAAATTGTTCAACCAACAAGTGTTAACGCATTACTGCGCTATTTAGATGGAATTATCTCCAATAATCGTGAATGTGATTTAACAGAGATTGGCCTTAAGTCCACAGTGTGGAAACAGATCACCAGCTTTTCCAATGTCAACAGTCAGCCCAGTGATAAAAAAATCCAAAGGTATGAAGAAGATGGAGATCAAATCCAGCTTGGCTCAATGTCTAAGTACATTGAAAGATACTCATTTTTTAGAGTAAAAGCACGAAAAGCCGGAAGTGACAACTGGAATACAATCACCGGCTCAAGCCTTTTGTGCGTTAAAGGAAATACGCCACAAGCAAAATATAACGCTCTAAGAATTACACATCCATACGCACAGCATGAATTTGAATTTGTCCCGGTAGCAGGGTCTGCCGTCATGAAAAACTTGGGAAAAATAGCGTATGTTTTACAACATGATGCAGAGCTATTCAGATTTTCTGCTGGTGCGTATAACTTATATTTTAATGCTACAACAATAGACTTAAATATTGAGACGTTAAGTAACCCTGAATGGATCATCGGCGGTGCTCCTTCTAGCAAAGGAGAGATTGTAGAAATATCTGAGACAAAGATTGGGTACATTCCAAAAGATATTGACGAAGGCAGCAAAGAATGTGCGTACACCAGTATTTTTGACACAAATGAAGATAGATATTACTGGCGGCAATTGAGAAAGAACAATAAAAAGCACGTCGAAGTTTATTGGGACGACAAAAAAATTAAGCGCAAAACGTATAGAGACCGCACACCTAACAGCTACAATAAAAACGGCTACACATATACTAAAGGGAAAGAACAGGTTGCTCCAGGAGGCTCTGACTATACCTATTGGGAAATCTGCAGAGTAAAAGCACAAGCCAAACCCAAAGTCAGGATAGCCAGTGTTAAACGTGAAAAACTAATAGGACAAAGTTCTGCAGCTAAAACGGCGTCAGTCAAAGTTACTACATACGAAGAATACGGGAAAACAGTTGGTTACTCTCTTGTGTTAGATGACTCAGGCAGCGGTTATTTAAACAACGAAATTGCAACCGTTGACGGTATTAAATTTCAAGGCAAAAGTGTCACGTTTAAAATCCAAACCAGCGCCAGAGCCTACACCAACCTTGATAAATCGCTTAACCCGTTTGATGCTGTAAGCGATTACTACAAATACGATGAAGAACGATCCAGCCATCAGGATGGTCCTGAGCATTCAATTGCTTATGTCAATGAAATCATACTTGCAGATGATGCAGGGGCTCAATATACCGAGCTGTCCATTGCTGGTCTTGTTTTAAATAGCGGTTACGAGTTTCAATCGTTTAGCCAGATTTCAGCGTATTTTAAAGATGGAATACAGGCAGAGCTCCTTAGAAAAGGGCAAGTCGGAAACATTGGATCAGTTAATACTTTGCCAGAAATAGCTTATGACTTGCTTACAAATACTGAGTATGGGATGGGCAAATCAGTTGGCGAAGATTTTATTAATCGCAATGAGATGAAGGCAGCCACTGACTTTTGTATTGCCAACGGTTTCTACTGGGATGGGGTGCTGATAGAGCAGGTTGCGATCCGTGATTTTTTATATCAGAACGCAGCGTTTTGTATGCTTCAGTTCTGCTGCTTCAGTGGTGAATTTTTCTTTAGACCTGGCATTCCTATTCATAGTGACAACAAAATTTTTAGCGGTAAATCTTCTTCGCGTGACTACGACGAAACAAAAACTAAGTCAATAGACATTGCAGGGCTATTTACCGATGGGAACATGAAAGGTCTTGAGGTGACATTCTTGCCTCCTGAACAGCGACAGACGTTTAAGGCTGAGGTGTCCTACAGAGAAGAAGACATCAATGGGTTCCCAACAACCAAGGTTGTATCTGTTCGCCTAAAAAGCCGCAATGATCAAGGCGGGGACAAGCCTGGTGGCAGTTCAACAGACCCCTCAGAGTCATTTGACATGACGGCGTTTTGCCGTGATGAAACCCACGCCATACGGTTTGCCAAGTACGCCCTGCGGGTCAGGTCATTGGTGACCCATACAGTCAGTTTTGAAACGACACCAGAGATGGCGCAAGGCGTTATGCCTGGTGATTTCATTCGGGTTTGCACTGAATACAGTCACTTCTCACGTTTTCAAACTGGCAGCATTAGCGCCACTGGCGATGTTCAATCAGCCGGAAGCCTGCCAAAGAACGAACAAATAGAGGTTTATCAATGGAAGGTAGGAACAACGGGGATAATGGCTGGAAAGATCACCGTCAACGACGACAACAAAGCGACCCACGCCAAAGACTGGGGATCGGTTTTTGTCCGTCGAAACACCAGCACCCAGGATCGGACCTATCAAGTCGAAGCGATTGAGTACGGAGAAGGGGGGTATATCAAGATGACAGCGAGTTTTGCGCCTAGCAAGGATGGCAAGCTGGAAGTCCTAGATTGGGATGACGATGATTTTGTGATCAGCGAATAATGGCGTCATACAACTTCCCAAACATCCGCCCAGCTTCCAGGACTTTTACACCTGGGGCGCCTGCTACCAGGGAATTTGTTGCGATGAATGGCGCAGTGACGTTAGTAAATTACGGCAAGCTGTTATTTGATGACACCCTAAATTTTGGATATATCGGGCTGGATTGGGACGTAGCGATGGATTTTAGGACTAACTATCAAAAGGTAATGACTGGCGGCGGGAGTGTTGGGTTTTTCAAAGGGCATAAAGCGTTTGCGGATATTGCAGCCAATACCGATGGGAATGATGGGACAGCCTGGATCAACGACGGGGCCTCTGGAGTTTGGCGGTACGCAGAACCTCCGACCTTTGATGCACAGATCACCAGCATCGTGAACGTACAGGTCCAGTTGGTTCGCAGATTAATTACCGCTTAGAATCGGTTTATCCCTGTTCTGCAGTTGCAGTATGTCGATCTACACCGGGCAGCATGGCCGACTGTTCCATGAAAAGAACGCAAGTGGTGAAGGTGGCTCTTTGCAAGAGGCGGCCAAAGTCAAGAACTGGCAAATCAATATGACCCAAGGAATGCTTGAGGTAACAAAGCTTGGTGATAGCTGGACCGATCGATTGGGCGGCCTCAAGTCCATCACTGGAACGTGTGAGTTGATTTACTACCGCGACGACGGAACAAATGGCACGCCCAGTGAATTGTTCGATCGATTTTTCCAGCAGACAACAAAAGCAAAAAACTATAAATTGCTATTTAGATTGCAGCAAGATGGGGTGAATTCTGATCTTTCTTTTAGAGGTTTGATTTCTAACTACACCATGAACTGCACTGTTGGCGAAGTAGTTTCGGTGCAAGTGACATTCGAGTCAGATGGCGAACCTGTAAAAAGTAATTTCTAATGGCTGTTTACCTTGGGACATCAGGGTCTGTTCAGCTAACGCGAGACCAATCAAAATCGTGGATGCCTACGACGTTAGATGCGCCAGATGTCAACGTTTCACAGCGTCGATTTTCGGTTAACTTTTTTAGTGCTAACAACGAACAAGGTATTAACTACGACCAAACAAAAGCAGAGACTCAACAGAATGATTCACTGCTGCAATTTATAACCGGTGACCGTGTAGAGATTAGGACAATGCCAGGGCCTGATGGCATACGCCCACCGTTGCCATTGATCCCAGACTGGGATCAGAACAGCATCACCCGCTTTGTCTACGTTGACCAAGCCGGTGGAATGCGTCTGTACGACAGGTTCTCTGATTCGTTGGAGGGAAGTATTTCAAAAGCGTTGGAGCTACTAGAACCGCCTAATCCACAGGCTATAGAACTTAAAACCCGAAACAGCGGTTCGCCTCGTTACTTGGCAGAGGTCAGTCAGTTTGAAGTAACCACAAGCCGCGAAAATATTGATATAACGCTTTTATCAGATAATTACAAACGTCAATATGAGGCGGGTGTTATCCAAGGGCAAGGTCGGCTTACCTGTTTTTGGAAACATGAATTTGGGATGTGTGAAGTTGATTCCAACTACCGGACCCCCGAGCTGCCAGTTTACCTAGCTCAGTTAGTTTTACGCTTGGACCAAGGCGCTGATTTTACGGGAAGATTTTTTATTTTTGACGCGCAAGGAGGGGATGAACAATCCGTCTGGTACCAATGCGACACCTGTTTAGTTAGCAATGTTGTTGTTTCGGTTGATGCTGGCGGAATTATTGAATCCACAATCGATTTTGTGTGTTCAGGTCGTGTGATGTTGCGCCAAGGCATTATTCCTGATCGCGTCTTGCTTGAAGAAGGTGGCGGCGACTTTGTTCTTGACGAGGCACAAGGCGAACCAGTGGACCAGCAACAGAAGGCAGATTAAGAACTAAAACCGTCGCCTAAAATGAATCCATTAACCGTTTGCGTGCTCCATGGCTGATCTTCGCGTCACGCAGCTACCGCCATTACTTGAATCAGAACTGGAATCTGGCGACCCGCTGTTAATAGCTGATGTTTCAGCCAGTGAATCAAAGAAAATAACGCCGGTTGCCTTGTTTGAGGGCAGCTCCAAACTCGTTGCTGATGGCACGATCCCATCATCAAAGATTGCTTACCCGTTACCGCCTCAAGTGGTGGATAACCAGGCAATCATTGACCAAACGATTGATGCAGCAAAGTTAGTACCGGACTCCATCACGGCGTTGCAAATCGCGCCAGACGCAATCGGTGCAAGTGAGTTAGCTGATGGGTCGGTAGATAATGCAGCCATCCTTACGAATGCTGTGACCGGTGGAACGTTGGGGTCATTGGATCTCAACACGATCACTGCTGAGAACATGGGGTCAGATTCAGTTAACGCAAATGCGTTGGCTGACTTGTCTGTTGATACTGCTGCGTTACAGCAATTTGCCGTCACAGGTGGAGCGACCGGTAAAACGGCAGCGGACACCATCGATGATTTCAATATTGTTCCAACTGGTATTGGTCGTATTGCTGATAACAGCATTGGTACCAGTCAGATTATTGATCGCACGATCACGTCTGAAAAGATTGTTCTAGGCAATATCACCCCTGCTGAATTAGCGCCTGACCTGCCTGGCTCAGTCTTGGCGGCAGACACAATTACATCGCGGGAGATTGGCCCTGATGCCATTGAAGCCAGCGAGATTTCTCCGTTAGCCGTTGATCGGGGGCTTGATAAGACAAGCGGTCAGATTGGTCACACCAATCAAATCGTCGCCGCGACGTTATCTGGCATTGATTATGACAACCATGGGCATGTAATCGGTGCAAGCGTTGACGGGATTCTGTCAAATGAATTACCTCCTGCAACAGATACCGAGCTTGGTGGTGTCAGTATCCCAGGCACAAGCGGCTTATCTGTTAATGCTGCAGGTCAGTTAAACCATGCGGACAACGTTGCTGCGTCAACCGTCAGCGGTTTTACATTCAACGAATCTGGGCACATTGTTGATGCTGAGCCATTAGATGGTGATGACTTACCACCTGCAACCGACATCAGCCTTGGTGGCGTAAGTGTCCCTGGCCCAACGGTTGTTGTAGATGGGGCGGGGGCTATTGCCCACAGTGTTTCTGGGGTTACAGCAGGTCAATATCCGCTCGTCACTGTCAGTGCAGAAGGGCATGTAATCGCGGGGGACGTATTAGCGCCGGGTGATATTCCAGCCTTGGATGCTTCCAAGATCGTTTCAGGGACATTCCCAACTGATCTATTAGCTAATCGAAGCGTCACACAACAGAAGTTAGCTGATTATTCGATTGCCTTTATCCAGGAGGACATGCCAACGCCAGACCCTGGCGGTGATGCGTTCCATAACGGTTGCCTGTGGTTCCAAGAATCCACCGGCCAACTCAACATGTGGAACGGAAACTCGTTTTTTCCCGTTGCTCGAGGTGCTCTTGCAACACAGAATTTGCGGTGGGGCGGTGGTATCGATGCCAGTACTGGCTTATGTGTATTCCTAACTGACTTTGGTGTCTCAGCAGGTTTAAAAGTTGGCGATCCGTTGCCTGCTGCAACTAATAACAATGGCGGTCTTTATTTAGTTG